ACTCGTTATCATTTAAAAATATTATTTGCTTTATTATAATAGTAATATAAAAATAAATATTTCATATTAAATGAAAACAATTCTTAGTTTTGATGTAGGTATGAAAAATTTAGCATACTGTTTATTTCAAGTTGGTGATGATGTAAATAATCTAAGTGACTATAAAGTATTACAGTGGGAAGTTATAAATTTATGCACTCCCATAGTTAAAAAATGTAACAACGGTGGGTTGAACAACTGTGGTGAAAATGCTAAATATTGTAAAATAAATAAAAATGAAAATGAAAATGAAAATGAAAATGAATGTTTAGATATTGACTATTATTGTAATAAACATGCTAAAAAATGTAATCTTAAGATACCTCCTAGTGAATTAGATATTAAAAAACTAAAAAAAAGGAAGTTAGTAGATATTCAAAGCATAGTTGACAAATATAAAATAACTCCTATTAATAACAAATCTCACGAATCTCATGAGCCTCATGTATATAATGTAGCTAACGATCCTGTAAATATATTGATACCTAAACGACAGAAAAATACGAAAGAACAACTGTTAGATATGATACAAAATGAATTAGAAAAAAACTATTTAGAAAACATAGAAAATATACGGGCTGATCAGATCGATTTATTAACACTTGGTAAAAATATGATGACAGAATTAGATAAATTTATAATTCCATATACAGGAGAAACATTAGAAGGTATAGAAAGTATGGGAGGTCTAGCGATACTTGATAAATATAAAATAGATATTGTAATTATCGAAAATCAGATAAGCACGATAGCAAGTAGAATGAAGACACTTCAAGGTATGATAGCACAATATTTTATAATGAGAGGAACACCATGTATAGAATTTATATCTGCAGCAAATAAATTAAAAATGTTCATGACAAAAAAGAAAACAACATATACAGAAAGAAAAATAGAAAGTGTAGAAGTAACAAAAGAATTATTAGAAAAATTACCACAGTTTGAAAAATATAGAGGATGTTTAGAGAAAAATAAAAAAAAAGATGACTTGGCTGATTGTTTTTTACAAGGTATCTATTATCTTACATTAAAAAAAATGATAAATATTGAATTATAATACAATTAAATTATAAATATTGAATTATAATACAATTAAATTATAAATATTGAATTATAAATATTTATAATGCGCACAAACTTAAAATTAAAGTTCTAAATTATAAATAATATGGCTGACGAAATCATTGATCTTGGAAATTTATCAGAACTTGATAATAGTTTTATGGGAGGAAATAGTGGCGGCGGTGGTCGTAGTGGAAATAAATCAGTAAATTTTGGTGGAGGTTTAGAGCTTTTAATGAATGATAAATTAAAATCAGGTAATAAAAATGGCGGAGATGGTAATATTGATTTAGATGACTTAAATGAATTAGAGGACGAGTTAAATGAACTATCAGAGTCTGTAAATCCGAATAAAATAACCAAAAATTTTAAATCTGATTTTTTTAGTGGTTCAAGTATAAAGTTAAACAACTATGATAATAACGACGATCGAAGCGACGGAGGATATTCTGATGCTAAGTATAATCTAGGAGGATTAAGTGGACCACCAGTTGGTGGAAGCAATACTAGTGGTGTAGGTGCATCTACTGCAAATACAGATCCTGATAAAAAAACATGGGACGGTTTTGGAAAATTTAATAATGTTCCCATGAACCCCGATTCTCCTATTGACTCAACACCACAAATGACAAAAGAGGAATTACTTCGCGAGAAATTTAAAATTCTTCAAAAATTAGAAGAGTTAGAAGTAAAGGGCATCCGTCTTACAAAAAAATATACAATGGAGTCATCTTTACTCGAAATGAAAGGTGAATATGAAGCACATGTAGAAGAAAGAGAAAAGAAAAATAGTATAAAATTTCAACAAAAGTTGCTTATGACGGCAATCACAGGTATAGAGTTTTTAAATAATAAGTTTGATCCATTTGATTTGAAGCTTGATGGATGGTCAGAACAAATCAATGAAAATGTAGATGACTATGATGAAATCTTTGCAGAGTTGCATGAGAAATATAAGTCAAAGGCAAAGATGGCACCAGAGTTGAAGTTGCTTTTTCAACTAGGAGGAAGTGCAATTATGCTTCACATGACAAATACCATGTTTAAGTCAGCGATGCCTGGTATGGATGATATTATGAGACAAAACCCCGAGCTTATGAAACAGTTTACACAAGCCGCTGTAAATACCATGTCGCAATCTTCTCCCAATTTTGGTAACTTTATGGGAGATATGATGGGTGGTATGGGTGGTGGAGGACAGCAACAACAACCACCTAGCAATTTCAATAACCAGCGACCTCCTCCTCCTCCTGTAGCAACAAAAGGACCCAACTCTATTCCCCCACCTAGAAGGGAAGGGGATATTTCAAATCGCCCTGACTTGAACTTTGGAAGAGGAAACATGAACGATGGTGTAAATCTTTCCGATAGTTATATAAATCCGTTTGAGTCAAAGTCTACACGAGGAGCACCACCACCCCTTCCTCAAAATCCGAGACCCGAAATGAAAGGACCATCTGATATTAATAATATTTTATCTGGATTAAAGACCAAAAATGTAAATATTACGTCAAATGCAAACACAAACCAGGCATCCGAAGATAAAGGTAGCACTATTAGTATTTCCGAATTAAAGGACTTGCACAATGATAATATGCCTAGTAGAACAAAACGTAAACCTAAATCCGAACGTAATACAATTAGTTTAGATATTTAAGGTATTTGGGATATTTACAATAATAAAATAACAATAATAATAATACAATATAAAAATAAAATATTGTATTATATCATAACCTCTTTGACCCCCTCCAATGCTCAACTACTCTCTTTCCGAGACTGCCTCTTTACCTAGTCGAGTTCGTGATCACACCCAAGCTCGCGCTACCAACGGTGCCCATTTGTTAAACTTTAGTAAACCAGCAAATGATTTTACTTCTACTTCTGCCCCTGCTGCTAAAAGCTGGCTTACCAAGAAAGTTATACCTGTTGTCAAACGCGTAGGCAATATCGCAGGTAAAGTAGCAACTATTGCTAGCATTCTTTAAATATATACGAATCGTATATAGTTATCTTTACAATTTGTATGATATTTGAAACATAACAAATATCATAAACAAATATCATAAATTAATAATAAATTAAAGATTAATGTATAACTACTGTATAATTATTTTATACATATTATATTAACAACAACAAAAAACAATAACGACGACAACAAAATGATTTCTATTGTAGCTTTAATTGACAATAACAACAATAACAATACAGAAAAAGAGTTTGATGATTCTATTACTTCAATCATAAATCAAACATATAAAGAATGGGAACTAAAGATTGTGTTATATAATATTTCGCAGTCGGATAAATCATTAATGCAAAACTATAAAGAAATTGACAACCGTATAGACATTATAAAATATTACGAGAGTGATATAAATATACTCTCGAAAATAGCAGATCATGAATGTAAGTATAACTATATTGCCGTTTTAAATATAAGCGATATTTGGTCGCCTAATAAATTAGAACTACAGACAAATATACTTTTAAAATATCCTAGAGTAGAGGTTTTAGGAACTAAAAGTCGGTATGAAAATGAAACATCGTGTAATCCTGAAGGAGAATTATACCATTATAATATTTTTAAAATAAACCCTTTTATAAATTCAACGGTAGTTATTAAAAAGAATGTTTTAAAATCTCTCGAAACATTAACATCGAAATACATAAATGTGCCAGTCATGTTAAATGCTTTATGGGTTAAACTTGCGATTCAACAGTGTGTATTATATAATATAGGTGATATAACAGTAAAACATAGCAATATTATAAATCTTACACACTATAAAGAATGTTACAAAATGATCGAGTTCAAGAAAATATTGGATGATTTTAAAAAAAAATATATAAGAGTCAAATTTTTTAGTGACTATTGTGTTTCAGGTCACTGCAAACAAGAATACGAAAGAGCATGCCTAGTTCAAAGTATAGACTACTATGGTAAAACCAAAAAAATATATTTTACAACAACCGAAACGTATACACACGCTATTATACTTAATTGCCCTGTGCCTACAAATTTACAAGTAGAAGCTAAAAACGTTGTTGGATTTGCACAAGAACCACATGATACTCCATTTCTAAAAATTTATCAAAATAACTTTATCGAATACGCTGTTAAAAATATTGGAAAATATTTAATCGGATCCATTGATAAGTTTCCAACACCAACTTTTGTAGGACATCACGGTTTTCTATTTTATGAAACCCCAAAACCTTTGCCTTTTAGACCCTCAAAACCGATGTTAATGTCGATTATGGTTTCGCATAAAACATATACACCAGGACACCGTTATCGTCACGCAATTGCTCAACATATTTTAAAATACAATTTACCAATAGATATGTGGGGTAATGGTGTTGATAACTATAAAAAACAGTATCCTAATAATAAATATATTAGAGGTGGGTTTAAATCAATGGAGGAAATGTGCAAAGATTACTTGTTTACGATTGCTATTGAGAATACGAGTCACGATCATTATTTTACAGAAAAAATAATAAACCCTTTTATTAATAATACAATTCCAATCTACTGGGGGTGTAAAAAAGTTGAAGAATACTTCCCCAAACATACAATTCGACTTACAGGAAATATTACTAGAGATGTTATTATTATTCATAGCGTATTAAGAAACCCTAATAAATATATTGCTGAATATAAAATAGACCAAGAAATGGTATTAAATAAAGTAAATCTTGTTAAAAATATTGAAC